CTGACCTGGGCGGAGGCTGGCGACGACGTGCTGATTGCCGGCCGCGCGCGCAGCGCCGGCGGCATGAACGTGTACTACATCGGCTACAACATGGACATGGCCATCGAGTACATCGAGGCCTGCGCCATGTGGGCGCGCATCTTCAACCGCGCGGCCGGCGCGGTGGAGGAAGGCGAGGAAATATTCAAGGACGAGAACGACGAAGACCGCCGGATCAAGACCTACACGATCCGCTTTCCGAGCGAGTTCCGCATCGTGGCGTTGTCCAGCCGTCCGGCGAACCTGCGCGGCAAGCAAGGCGTGGTGGTGGTCGACGAAGCCGCGTTCCACGACAAGCTCGACGAGCTGATCAAGGCCGCGATCGCGCTGCTGATCTGGGGCGGCAAGGTGCGCATCATCAGCACCCACAACGGCGAGTTGAACGGCTTCAACACGCTGCTCAACGAGATCCGCGCCGGCAAGCGCAACGGCAGCATCCACCGCACCACGTTCCGCGAGGCGGTCGAGGAAGGGCTCTATCGCCGCGTGTGCATGCGGTTGAAAAAAGAATGGAGCCAGGCCGACGAAGACGCCTGGGTGGCCTCGGTTTACAAGTTCTACGGCGACGACGCCGCGGAAGAACTGGACGTCGTCCCGAGCAGCGGCGAAGGCGCGTACCTGATGCGCGCGCAGATCGTCGCCGCGCAGGATGCGTCGATCCCCGTGCTGCGTTGGTCGCAGACCGACGTGTTCGGCATGTTGTCGAAATCGCTGCGCGAAATCGAATGCGAGGAATGGTGCGCGGAGATCCTGAAGCCGGTGCTCGATGCGCTGCCGCCCAACCGCGCGCACTACTACGGCAGCGACTTCGCGCGCGTCGGCGACCTTTCCGACATCTGGCCGGTGCAGGAGCAGCAGGACACCACGCTCACCACGCCGTTCCTGGTCGAGCTGCGCAACATCCCGTACGAGCAGCAGCGCCAAGTGCTGTTCTACATCGTCCGCAGCCTGCCGAACTTCCGCGGCGGCGCGCACGACGCGACCGGCAACGGCGGCTACCTCGCCGAGGTCGCGGCGCAGGAATTCGGCGCCACGCGTATCCAGCAGATCAAGCTGAGCGCCGGCTGGTACATCGAGAACATGCCGCGCTTCAAGGCGCACTTCGAAGACCAGACCGTCACGATCCCGGCCGACGCCGATGTGCTGGGCGACCTGCGCGGCGTGAAGAAGGTCAACGGCGTGCCGAAGGTGCCGGACGGCGCGCACACGGTCGGCGCCGATGGCAAGAAGCGCCACGGCGACAGCGCGATCGCGCTAGTGCTGGCCACGTTCGCGGTCGAGATGATCGACGCGGGCCCCATCGAATACGAATCCGTGCCCGCGCACCCGCGCGGTTACGACAACACGCGCGGTTCCGGCGGATCGCGCCTGCGCATGCGCGCGGACGACACCGCCGCGGACCTGCCCGTACCGGAGCCCGCAGCATGGTAGCCAGCACCCGCATCCTCGGTCCTGATGGTCAGCCGATCAGCACGGCCGACCTCACCTCGCCGCAGACCAGCCACATCGCGCAGCTGCGCAACGAGTTCGCGGCGCATCCGTCACGCGGGCTGACGCCTTCGAAGCTCGCCAGCATCCTCGACGCGGCCGAGAACGGAGACCTCGTCGCGCAGTGCGAACTCTACGAGGACATGGAGGAGAAAGACGCCCACATCGCGAGCGAAATGGGCAAGCGCCGCCGCGCCGTCACGCTGCTCGACTGGGACGTGGTGCCGCCGACCAGCCCGTACGCTGCGGAGAAAAAAGCAGCGGACCGGCTGAAGGAGCTGCTCGGCGAGATCGACGACTTCGAGGGCATGCTCTACGACGTCACCGACGCGATCGGCAAGGGCTACGCGAACCTCGAGCTCGAATGGCACAGGCTCGACGGCAACTGGTTGCCGAAGTCGGTCACGCACCGGCCGCAAAGCTGGTTCCAGCTCTACCGCGGCTACCGTCAGGAAATCCGCCTGCGCGACAACAGCCCGTTCGGCGCGCCGCTGCAGCCCTTCGGTTGGATCTCGCACGAGCACAAGGCGAAGAGCGGCTACCTCGAACGCGCGGCGCTGTTTCGCGTGCTGGTGTGGCCGTACCTGTTCAAGAACTACAGCGTCGCCGACCTCGCCGAGTTCCTGGAGATCTACGGCATCCCGCTGCGCATCGGCAAATATCCGCCGGGCGCGAGCGACAAGGAAAAGACGACGCTGCTGAAGGCGCTGGTGAACCTCGGCCACAACGCGGCCGGCATCATGCCGAGCGGCATGGAGGTCGATTTCCAGGACGCCGCCGACGGCGAGCCCGGTGCGTTCCAGCTGATGATCGACTGGTGCGAGAAGTCGTGCTCCAAGGCGATCCTCGGCGGCACGCTGACCAGCCAGGCGGACGGCAAGACCAGCACCAATGCCCTGGGCAAGATCCACGACAAAGTGCGCAACGACGTGCGCGACTCCGACGTGCGCCAGATTGCCGCGACGCTGACGCGCGACCTGATCTACCCGATCGCCGCGCTCAACGGGTTGGCCGTCAACCTGCGCCGATCGCCGCGCTTCCGCTTCAACACGCAGGAGCCCGAGGACTTGGAGACGTATTCCACCGCGCTGCCAGCGCTCGTGGATATGGGCATGAAGATCCCGCGCCAGTGGGCGCAGGAGAAACTCGGCATCCCCGAGCCCGAGGCCGACGACACGGACGTGCTGAAGCCGGCCAAGGTGACGGCGCCGCCTGCGACCGGCGGTGTCGCGGCCAACGATCCCGCTGCCGTCGCCGCCGCGATCGCCATGTTGAGCGTGCAGACGACGCTGCCCGCCGATCCTCCCGCGCGCATGACCGACGCGCTCGACGCGAACCTGCAGCCGGCGATGAACGCCTGGCTCGGCCAGATCCGCGCGCTGGTCGACAAGGCCGGCACGCTCGAGGAGATCCGCGACGGCATCGCCACGCTCGCTCCGGACATGAGCCTCGACGACTACACCGCGGCGATGCGCCAGGCGCTCGCCGCGGCCGCGCTCGCCGGGCGCTACGAGATCCTGCGCGAGGCCGGCGCGTAGCATGCGCGGGTCACGCCAGCCGTTTACGCCCTGTCGGCTCTATGTCGACGGCATTTTCGCGCTTGATGCGGGGCACTACCTGCGCACGCCGGCCGGATCGGCTTACCTGGTGCAAGGCATCCGGCAGAACGGCCGGCGCCCGTTTCGCCGACACCTGCAATGCGTGCGCTGGCCGCTCGCGGAGATTCCCGAAGGCGCGACCGTGCACGAAATGCGCTGGTACAAGCGCGAGCGCCGGCGTGGCTGACCCTGCGAGCCATCCGAGCGTGCTGGCGTGCCGCAGCAAGATGCGCCACCGCACGCAGAGCAAGGCGCTGGTGTCGGCCGCGCGCTGCGCCGGTCGCAACGGCGCGAAGGCGTTGCACGTGTACCGCTGCCCGCACTGCAACGGCTGGCACCTGACCAGCCAGGAGCGAACGCGAGGTGGCTGACGTCTCCTACGGTTCGCTGCCGTTCGCCGAGCAGATCGCGTTCTTCCGGCGCAAGCTCGATCTGGTTACGAATGCCTGGACGGATATCTGGCAGGCCGAGCACGACCACGCGTTCGTCGTCGCCGGCGCCAACCGCGACGACATCGTCGCCGCGTTCCGTGAAGCGATCGACAAGGCGATCAGCCAGGGCGCCACGCTCGCGGAGTTCCGCAAGGACTTCGACGCGATCATCGCGAAGACCGGCTGGAGCTACAACGGCGGGCGCAACTGGCGATCGCGCGTGATCTACGAGACGAACCTGCGCACCAGCTACGCGGCCGGACGCTACGCGCAGCTGCAGGCGGTGAAGTCGGTGCGGCCGTACTGGCAGTACGTGCACAGCGATGCGGTGGTGCACCCGCGTCCGCTGCACAAGGAATGGGGCGACATGAAGCTGACGCTGCACGCGGACGATCCGTGGTGGCAGACGCACTTCCCGCCGAACGGATGGGGCTGCCAGTGCACCGTGCGCTCGCTCGCCGACCGCGACCTGAAGCGGCTCGGCAAATCCGTCGACGAGGCGCCGGCCGACGACATGCAAACGGTGACAGTCGGCCAGCGCGGTCCGTCGCCGCGCACGATCGAGACACCGGCCGGCATCGACCCCGGCTTCGGCTACACGCCGGGGCGCGATGCCTGGCTCCGCGAGCAGGCCACGCGCGCGTTGCAGGCGGATGGCGCAGCGACCGGCGAATGGGAGCCGGTGCTCAACACGCTGGCCGCCGACGTCGGCAGGCCGCCGCGCATTCCGATGCAGCCGGCTCCCGTGCCGCTGGGCGAGCGGCTTTCAACGCAGGACGAAATCGTGGCCGCGATCGATCAGCAGATCGGTGCACCGACGCGCGCGTTCGACGTGCACGGTCTGCCGATCATCGTGGATGCCGAAGGACTCGGCCGGCACATCTTCGAAGGCGGCGATCTGGAGCGCACGCGCTTCCTGCCGCTGCTGCTCGATCTGCTGGCCAATCCGTGGGAGGTGTGGCTCGCGCTCGAGCGCAACACGCTCACCGGCGCGGTGCGCGTGCGGGCGCGCCTCATCAAGGGCTATTCGCTCGGCAGGGGAAAGGCGCTGCTGTTCGTCGCTGACCGGCAGGGCGGCGTGCTGACGTCGTGGACGATCGCGCCGGTGAGCGATCTGGCCTACGCGAACCGACAGCGAAGAGGCGTGCTCTGGTATGGCCAGGATTAGGGCCTTCATCCCGCGCGGCCGGAATGGACCGCCGATCGGGTTGGACGGGGCGCGGCCCTGCTCCTCTCGGCGACGCGGAGGATACCACCGTTGGCCGGCGTAACGATCACCGTCGACGACGCCGACGTTCAGGCGATGTTCGCGCGCCTGGAGACGTTCGGCGCCGAGCGCATGCAGCTCGCGCTCCGCGACGTCGGCGAGGCGCTCTACAACTCCATGCTCGAACGCGCGTCGCGCGAGGAAGGCCCCGATGGCGTTGCCTGGGCGGATCTGTCGCCGCGCTACGCACGGCGCAAGGAGAACCTGCGGCCCGGCGTGCCGAAGCTGAAGTTCGACGGCCACCTGCTCGGCGATCGCTTCAGCTACCAGGTCGGCGACGGCTTTGTCGACATCGGCACCAGCGCGATCTACGGCGCGCGCCAGCAGTTCGGCGGCGGCGGCATTCCGCCGCGTGAGTTCGTCGGCTTCTCCGACGATGACGCCACCGAGATCCGCACGATCCTCGGCGAACACCTGGAGGCCGCGATCGATGGCCGATGACGAGTACCACACGATCCGCGCGCAGGCGTGCCTCCTGCACGCGCAGGCCGAGCAACTGGATGCGCAAGCGTCGCGGCAGCGCGGCGACCAGCTGGGATCGCAATGGCACAACCGCCGCGCGCACGACCAGCTCCTGTTCCGGGAGATCCACCTGATCGCGGCCAAGTGCCCCGGAAGGTACCGCCCGTGACCCTCGATCCGGGGGCGAAAACCGGAAGTCGGCGCCGGCCGCGCCAGCGCCCCTGTGCCGCGTTCTGGACCCCGACCCGCCACGACCGGACCTCTTTCGGGGTCCGCGGCGTTTTTAAACGCGATTGGAAGCGGTTTAAACGCGGTCTGGGGTCGGCCCCGAGGGCGTGGTGCTGTCGCTGGGGTTGCGACGCCGGCAGGGCACGGTGTTGACACGCCGGCGCCATGTACCTAATATCAGGCACAGGCAAGGCCAACCGGGCCGGCCGCAATCAGCCTTAAGGAGGCGATCATGCAACCGCTCAAGCTCATCAACCCCGCCAACGGCGACGAACTGATCACCTTCGACAGCGAGCACGCGCGCGGCGGCCTCTACTTCGTCAGCTGGAACGCCAGCAGCGCGCGCGTGCTGGTTCCGGATTCGCTGCTTGCGACGATCGACGACATGCGCACGGCCAAGCGTTTCGTCGTCGTCTCGCGCGGGCCGATGCAGGGGCGCGACGTGTACGAGCTGCTGTTCGACGACGGCAGCGACTCGCCGTTCGCGTTGCACATCGAGACGCGCATGTCCGACCGGTTGATTCCCGACGAGCACAAGCCGTTCACGGTCGACGCCTGGACACGTGCTGGCAAGGCCGCGTCCTGGCCGGGCCGCTATCGCGTCGTGGAGACGTTGCCGTGCCTCGCGCCGTGGATCGAACATTGAGCACGCCCGAGACGGCGCTGCTCGCTCGCGCCGGTGCCGCGCTGTTCGGCGAGCGCTGGCAGACCGACGTTGCGCGCGAGCTCGGCCTCTCCGACGCGCGGCGCGTGCGGCAATGGATGGCCGGCGAGCGCAAGATCCCGCCGGGTGTGTGGGCTGATATCGTGCGGCTGCTGATCCGGCGCAAGGCCG